ATAACCCTCACGCCTGGAATATAAGATTAGTTATTTAATATCATTTTTTTTATCTGCGTAATATGGTTTATGTGCATCTACATAAAATGTAACGCCTTGAACTTCTGATTTTTCCCAATCTAAAATTTCAAGATATCTTGATTGTCTGTATTCTTTATAGCTAACGTGATTTGTTTTTTTATTTCTTCTTTTAACGTACAATCCTTCAACGTGGTATTCTTTTTTAACAACAAATTCATTACCATCCCAAACCTCATCAGTTTTGTAGTCGTCTAAGTTTTCTTTGGCTTTTTTTATCCATATATCGCCATAATCCCTTAGTCTTTCTTCGTCAATTTTTACACCCATGTCGTTTGTTAAGTATTTGATTAAAGCGTCCATTATTAAGTAGCTATCCATTTTTATTTTTAACATTATTATTTTCTCCTTATGTTTTTTTGTAAAGTCTATTTATTATTTCTGTTATCACGTTTGTAGTAACTGCATTGCCAAGGCATTTATATCTTTGCGTATCAGATATACCCTCTGTCCACCCATCTGGGAAACCTTGCAATCTTTCGCATTCAGTAGGCGTTAGTCTTCGTATGACCGATCGGTCATATAATCTAAGTGAATTATGATGAGGTTCTGTTAATGTTGGGCATATATCTTTTGCTTTTCTATTATACAAATCCAACGCTTTAACATCATCTTTCTTTAAATTGCTTTTTTCTAGAGTTTCATTTAAAGACTTTTGTCCATAATTATACTTAGATATAGTGTATTGTTGCATTCCTGTATCCAAAGTTTGAGCAATCTTTTTACCTACCCTACCACGCCTAGTCTTTGATGTGGGAACTGCGGCATTGATTGAATCACCTTCTTTAGCCACAGCATATCCCTTTTTGGTAGCTTCATTAACTTCTACTTCATACAAACCTGTCTTTGCTCCCACTCCACCACCAACGGCTTTCAATGTAGTAGACACACCATCAGATTTATACACCCGATACGCCATAGATTGATTTTTGGTTATTTCCCTAGGCTCCATAATATACTGCTCATTCAAAGCATGGACACCTTTTTTGTAGTTTGAGGTTATCGTTGATGAAAGTGTGCTACCGACTTTCCTCTTCTCTTCTCTGCTCGAATCAGATACTTCTTCGCTTTTTCTGATAGGAAATACTTTGGGTCTACTTTGTCCTCTAAGATGTCCGATAATATACACTCTTTCCCGATTCTGTGGGACTCCATAGTTTTTACTATTGAGAACCTCCCATTCGACCAAATACCCAAGGTTGGTGAGAACTTCAATGATCCTCTGGAAAGTTCTGCCAGATCCGTGAGATAATAGACCTCGTACATTTTCGAGTATAAAATGTTTGGGTTTTTTGTGACCGAGAATCCGTGCGATATCAAAAAAGAGTGTACCTCTTGTATCGTCAAATCCTCGAAGGTTTCCTGCCACGCTGAATGCTTGGCAAGGAAAGCCTCCAACGAGAAGGTCGAAGTCTGGTAATTTAGTTTCATCGATTCTTGTTGCATCTTCATAATTCTTAATTCCTTTAAAATGTTTATTAAATATTTCAATGGCATATTTATCCACTTCAGAAAATCCTACCATTTTGTGATTAATATAAGAGTTTTCTATACCTACCTCAAATCCACCTATGCCTGTAAACATAGAAAAGACCCTTACCTGTTTTTTATAAGTCATGCTTCCTCACTTCCTACTAATCGTACTTCTGCCGTGTTTTCTTCATATACCTCAGAAAACTCAAAACATTGTCCATTGTATTTTGATATATCAATGTTTATTTCTAGTAATACCTCTGCTTCATCTGCATACCAAGGGTTATTGATAATTTCTCTAAGTTCTCCTATAGTCATCATGCCACCTCAATATATAATTTTGTTTTTGCATCAACTTCGTAGAAGCTTAAATCATCTTCGTCAAATCCCCATTCATATCTAAGCGTTCCTAGGTCTTCAATCTGCTCCTGGGTTATCCCCACCAAAACCTCGAAGTATCCTTGGTTAGGTGACGGATTTACCTTATAGCAACTAAAGCCTTCTTCTTCCAGATTATCCTCAATGACAGCCTTAGGTCCGATAGTATCTGGAAATTTATACCATTTTAGTTTGTTTGTTTTCTTGTTCATTGTATTTACCCTTATGTTATTAATATAAAAATTTTATCCTATGTGATCAAATATAAAAATCCTAGCCGAAATAATATAAAAATCCTAGCCGAAATAATATAAAAATATTGGTCAAAATAGGCTCAAAAATCCCTAAAAATTTCTAAAAAATCTTAAAAATTTCTTAAAAAATTATTTTCTTATTTCTGTTTTATACGTTGAAAAAAATCAACAGAAAACAAAAAATTAAAACAATATATATGAGCGTTAAAAATTCCGCTATTCTATAAAACATTTTTCGCATAATTCACCCAATTTTCTTGCAATTGTTTATAAATGCACTTTGAAAGTTTCTCAAAGGTTTCTCTATATTCATAATCAAGGTTTTTACTACAAAACAATTCACCATTTATATCGCTGTGTTTTTCCATAACCTTGTTTATTAATTGATTTATTTCTGGGAATAAATCATCGTAAATATTACCAATGATATCTTCTTTATTATCTTTTATTTTATTGTTCATTTTATTTTTCCTTATGTTTTGTTAACCTAATACAAGCCTAAAAATATTAGGCTTGTTTCATGCTTTTGCAATCATCAGTTAGGATTTAATGTTTCTTATAAGAAATGTTTGAAATTGATTTATCCCAACATTTACGGCAATCCAAACACTCATTATTTTGCTTATAAGATTCACACTCAACGCCAAAAAAATCTGAATTATCGTGAACAGATGAAGTATTAATATTTTTTATTTTTGGCGGTTTAGTATCTACCATATGAGCGGATAATCTAATAATTAAATTATTAGGAATTGTACCAACTTTTAAAAAATCAGTAACAATTTTATATTCTCTTGTTGGTAGCCAATGTTTTATATTTGGAGTTTTTTCACATACTTCAACTATTTTCGCTAAGTGTTCAACGCTTTGTAAATCCCCGCTATCGTGCCAACGAAAATAGTTTTTATCTTTTTTGTTACCTTGGTATTTAATAAGGTATAGCATAGCCTCAACCCAAAACGGATTGTTTACTTTACTTGTTTTATGTTTCATTTTTTGGGGTAGCTTATAGCGTTGGTAATTACCATTTAATGCGTAGCAGCCATTACAAACGGATCCCTCAACATCTACAAGCTTTGAACCTGTTATACAATCTAAAGCGGACAAATTAAAGCTCTTTGATGGCATTTTTGATGTATCGCTTAAACCGCTACCAACTATTTCAATTGCTTGATTTTTATTCATTGAAATTGTTAATTCCATTTTATTTTTCCTTATGTTTTGTTAACCTAATACAAGCCTAAAAAATATTAGGCTTGTTTCATGCTTTTGCAATCATCAGTTAGGATTTACTCTTTCGCTTAATTCCATTAAAAGAATATTGTAATCACTTGCTACCTTTCTAAACAATATATTAAAATAATGTTTTCTATCGCTTGATAATTCATCCTTAAAACCTATTTGCGTGAAATAGTCTAAAGCCTCCAAGCAATCCTTTTTATTTACTAAAGATTTTTGCTCTATTAATTTATCGTGTAAATTTTGCATTCTTGAAATTTCGTTCCATTGTTTTTCCTGTTCCGTTTCAACTTGCTTTAAATGCTTTCTCCAACTTTCTTCAGTATGATTTTTAGGTGGTATAAATTTAGAAAATGGATTATCAATATATTTCAAACCTTTCTTTGTAATTCTATAAAAATTGTTTGAATCTTTTTTGATTAATTCATTATATCTAAATAATGCCAAATTTGTACACCAATACCCGCCAACGTATGACTTATTAAACATTTTAAAATTGAAATTAGTTAACCTGTAATTTTTAGTAATTGTGTTCTTTTCTAATTCTTTTAAAAGCTTTTGCATATCCATATATTTTAAAGGTTCAATCTCATTTAAATATTTCAATAAAAATGTTCCTTTACTTTTTGCCTCCAAACTTAATTGAGTCAATTTTTTATGTAATGTTTTCTGTTCTTTGTTCATTGTTGTTTACCTTCCTTTTCTAATAATTAGATAATTTTCTAAATAAAATTTGAGTTTGTCTTGATTGTGAAATTAACCAAGATACGTCTTGACTTATTTCTAAAAGCTCTGAGTCTTTTGTTGTTTTATTGTAATCTGACTTTTTAATTTTATCTGCTTTTTTTGAAAGTTCCTTTAAATCTCTTTTTAATTCTCTTTCATAAGCAAGTAAAGCATTCTTAATAATTTGTTCTTTTTGTTTTGTTTTCATTACTTTCTTCCTTTCATTAGTTTATGATATTCATCATTTGGTAAAGAAATATCTGATTCAATTGCTTTATAAATAATCTTGCCAATGTTTAAAGAAATATCCGCATCAACTTCGTTGTTACCTGTTGAGTAAATTTCACTTTGTAAAAATTCTTCCACTTGCAAAAGTGTTTCAAATTCTTCTTTGTTAATAATTATGTTCATTTTATTTAATCCTTATGTTAGTTAACAGCGTAATATATATATAAACAAGGTATAAAAGCAATAACTATTATTGCAATAACTATATATAATAAAGATTTGATATGATTTTTTTGAGAGCGTGAGAAGAAACTAAACAAAGCGAATTTAAAAAAGTTTAATTTCTACGTTTAATTTTGCTCAAAATGCTTTAATTCTTTATTTTCTCGAGAATGTTTCGCGAACTAACAAAACGCAAAGCTCCAGGATTGCGTATATATGAGTAAAAATGCGTACCACAAGGCTACAAAAATCTGCGCGACGTACCTTGCGCGTAAAATTTTTTTTTATTTTTTTGCTAAGAAAGTTGTTGCAAAATGGACTATCCACTAATCACTAACAAAGACTATGAACGCCTCTTGGAATCCATCGACCTAGGGGACGAGTTCTTTCAAAAGTTGGCTATCTTCCGATCTGGCCTAATCGCCCCCAACCTCCGACATTGGCAGCTTAAAGCGCACCAAGCATACGACACTCTATCCAGTAGAGAGCTAGAAGTATTTCGTATGCGGTTAAAATCACATACATTTCCAATGATAGCCTCTAGCTTGGGCATATCAGATTCATCGGCAAAGACCTACTGGAGAAGAGCATTGAAGAAATGCTGGGATTTATTTCCAAGCGATGTCAACGAAGACACTATTTAGTGAAACAAAGGAATCCTATGGAAAAGAAAAAACGCGGTAGACCAATGATAGAGATTGATGCTGACAAAGTAGAGATGTTAGCAAGTTTCGGTTGCTCTACAGTAGAGATCGCAAAGCTACATAATTGCGATGAACACACCATACGTAAAAGATTCAAAGATGAACTAGAGCGTGGCAGGGAAAGCATGAAGATCAAGTTACGCCAACTACAATGGAAGACAGCCGAGCAAGGCTCCAATGCAATGCTAATATTCTTAGGTAAGCAATACCTAGGACAATCAGACCGCAACGAGCTTGAATTGGTAGGCAACCTAGAAAATCTATTGAAAGAATGCGGATACGAGGATTCTCCTATTGAGAAGAAGAGTATTAAACAAGACGAAGCTTTGGAAGGTACTGAAGTACCAGCCCTCGCCTAATCAATTAAAGGTACACAACTCCGCAGCGCGATTCCGCGTAAATGTCCAAGGTCGTAGATCGGGCAAGTCCTACTCAGCAGCCAAAGAGATCCTTCCGTATCTACTTACCCCAAACAAAAGAATATGGATAGCAGCACCCACGCTTGACTTAGCGGATAAGATAATGCGTGAGGTCAAGATAGATGTTATCACTAAACTTAGATTACCAATAGCATACAAGAAAGAAATCAGCGGAGCAGTCCACTACATGAAACTAGCAGGACTGAACTCAGAGATATCCGTTAAGTCGGCAGATCGTCCAGAGACATTAGTCGGAGATGGTATAGATTGTTTGATCATAGAAGAAGCAGCAAAGATACGAAAGATAGTTTGGGAGCAATACCTTAGACCTACTCTAGCCGATAGACAAGGTTGGGCATTGTTCACTACCACCCCAGAAGGATACAATTGGATATACGACCTCTGGCAACGTGGTAAGTCAGAAGATTTCCCAGATTGGGAGTCTTGGCAACACCCATCAACAGAGTCTCCGTATTTCAAGGATGACATAGAAGAACTGAAGAAAACTTTAACCAGGGAAACATATGAGCAAGAATTCCTCGCACAATTCACATCATTTAGTGGTAGGGTCTTTCCGTATGACCGCACCGTACACACTAGAAAACTCAAGTATAACCCAAGTCTGCCCACATACATCAGCTGTGATTTTGGCTACCGTACCAGTGCGGCTGGGGTGTTCCAGATTGACTCAAAAAGAGATAAAGATAAAGTATATCTAATTGACGAGATATGGGAAGAGAATATCAAGACCGAGGACTTTGCAGACAAAATAAAAGCAATGCCTTATCCAATCGTACGTTATTTTGGTGATCCTGCTGGTGGCGGAGTACAGGCCCAATCTGGAATTGGAGACATAGAGATATTTAAAAAGAAGGGCATACGCGTAGATTTTCGCAGAGACAAAGTATCCAGAAA